CTTTGTTGTTATTAAATTAAGAGATGATATTGAAAAAGCCAAAGAAATAAATAGAGGCATTCGTAAAGGTTCGTTAAGGTCATTTAGCATTGGAGGACAGGCTTTAGAAAAAGTAAAGAAAACCCATCAAGAATTAGGTGACTACAACGAAATTAGCAAACTAGAACTACATGAGGTTACAATTTGTGAAAAAGGAATTAACCCTGAAGCAAAGTTTGATATTCTAAAACAAGACAAAACAAAGGTGAAAAATATGACCAAAATTGAAAAAGCATTGGAAGAATTAGACGCATTGATGGCAGAAGTCAATACGTTGAGAAAGGAAGAAGAAGAAAACATGGACATGAAAGACGAAAAAATGATGTCTGAAAAGTTGATGAATGAAAAAATGAAGGATGAGGAAAAGATGATGCCCGATAAAGACAAAATGATGGATGAAAAGATGAAGGATGAGGAAATGATGGATGATGAAGAAAGAAAGGCTGTTCTTAACACTCTTGATGCAGGTGGTATCGAAATCGGTGAACCTGCTGACAGAATCATTATTGAAGGAGGCCGACCAAAGGCTTCTGATTTGCCAGTAGTTAAGGCATTTAACAACGATGAACTTGAAACCCTTGATTTGTCCGTTGGAAACATTGAGAAGGCTTACGAGGCTTTCCGTCAAGAACAACTTGAAAAGTTGGCTTACGACAATCTTCAAAAGCAGTTTGAGGCTCGATTTAAGGCCGAAACATCTACAAGAGAAAACATTCTTGCAAAGTCACAATATGACGCACAAAGCGAGATTGCATCTCTTAAGGATGAATTTACTGCACTACGCAAGTCTTTGACGGCTGAAAAGGAAACAATCCTTAAGGCTCAAGAAGAGGCTAAAGTTACACTCCCAACAATGGATGAATTGGCTGAAATGGATTGGTCAGACATTCATAAGATGGTAGGAGGTTATTGAAATGAGTGGATATATTAACACAATTGCAGACTTAGAAGCAAGCACATACGGAACAGGCGCAACAGGCAACATTAGCAATCAATTGCTAAAGGCTGCTGGAACAATTAGCGGTATTCATACTGCTCACGATGGTTCATTTAGCGCACCTTCGGGAATTAACGCAAATCTTTACAACAAGATTTATGGTCAAAAGGTTTGGTCTATGCTAAACCGAGAATGTAATGCATTGTCGGTCATTTCAAAGCGACCTTATTCTTCAAGTGGTTGGAGAATTCTTTCAAAGAGAGCAGGTGGTGGCTCTGGAAACAAATTGGATATTTCAGCAGCATCCAGCACTACTCTCAATGATGCACTATATGGTGCTGATTCTCTAAGAGCAGACCGAATTGGTGGTGTTGTTGAAAATGCAGCATTAGATTCTAATACTGATGGATTGGTTTCAATTGCTCCAGAATACGACACACTATTCACCAGTCCAAAGATTATTGCTCATCAATTCGCATTTAGCGAACTCTCGATGGAAATGGCTCAAATTGACGATGGTATCGGTGATATTCGAGCGCAACTAAGAGAAGATATGGGTAAGCATCACGCTGAAGTTCAGAATCAAATGATTGTTATGCCATTAGAGAATTATTCTCCAACTACGGGATATCAAACATCAAATGCTATTGATAGAGGCTACACTTCTCTATTCAAGATTATTTCTTCAAAGGCAGAAATTGACGAATTAGCAGATAACTCTGGTGGAAACCTTGTTGATAACGCTACTGACCAACAAATTGACCATCTTTACGGAAAGCAAAGAAGTGACTCTATTGGTTACTTAGATGCAGAAGTTGATTTCGGTGATGGATATACTTCGGCAGAAGCACGACAATTGACTCTAACTGTCATTAATAACATGATTAGAAGACTCCGTGTTTCGGGTGGTTCTCCAAAGGTCATTCTAACTGGATATGATACACTTCAAGTCCTTTCTGACTTATTGCAAGCACAAGAAAGATTCATGGATAGAAAGGAGATTGTTCCTACTGTTAATGGTGTTCGTGGTGTAAAGGGTCAAGAAGTTGGATTTAGAGTTTCAACTTACTATGATATTCCTTTGATTCCTGTTGCTGCTATGCCTTCAACTGGAAACAATTCAGCAGGAATTGGAGATATGCTTTTCCTTGATACAGACCATTTGTGGCTATCTGTTATGAAGCCAACTCAATACTTTGAAGATGGTATTAGCAACGGAAACCCATTTGGTGTCGGTTCTCTTGGAAACAAGGCTCTTTACCGAACAATGGGTGAATTGGGCTGTTCTTACTTCAAGGGTCAAGGAAAGATTACAAACATCCTTTGAGGTGATTTAATTGACAGAAGAAGTATTTACTGTAACCTTGTTAGCAGACCATAAAGGTATTGCTAAACCAAAGGCTAATGGCGATGAATACATGGTTGATGCCTTTGTTGATGTTTCAACCTATGACGCTTCGGGTGTTGTATTTACTGCTACTCAATTTGGTTTATCAAGCATTTCAGCCGTAACGCACACAGGAACAAGCAATGTAAAGTTTTATCCAACCTTTGTTATTTCTGGAACAGATGGAAGTTATACAAGTGCATCTTCATTTACAATGTTAATTGTTGATGCTCTACAAGCGACTCCTGCGGAAGTTGCTGATGGCGGAACACATAGCGGAATGCAATTCAGACTAAGAGTATTTGGAAACCTTTGAGGTGTTTTAATTGGCAACAATTAAAATGGCTCGTAATGGGCTTCACACTCAATTGGTTCTCAAAGGCCAAGTATTGACAAAAAAGGAATCCCTTGAAGGGCTTTCTGTTGATTTTGTCCTTACTTTCTTAGGCGACCCTAATCTAATTATTACCTTTGAAGAGAAGGATAGAAAAGATTTGCGAGCAATTGACCCTAAAAGATTCAATAGAATTTCTAAGGGATTAGGTGCTAAAATAACAACACATGATGAATTGTGTAAATTAGTATTGCCACCTAAGCCAAAGGCAAAGAAAACACCGACTAAAAGCAAAAAGTCGGCTTTAACCGAATAATCTTAGCGATAGGATTAAAAGGGAGAGCCTTCTTAGGCTGAATGAAGGGAAGTGAACCATCATGCCAAGTTGCAGAAGTAGCGGAGTATTAACAGCCAGTTCATTAGTTTTTAATGGTCAATGTAAATTAATTAGTATTCATGCTGCTTATACTGGAACAACAGGAGTAACTACTGTTAAGGTATTTGACAATAATGCGGCAAGTGGTAAAGAATTAGCAAGAATAATCCTTCAAGCCCCTCATGCGGGTGGTGGAGAATTTAAACCTGCTTCCGCTATGCTTGAATTTGATATGCATGGTGTAATTGCTTCTAATGGACTATATTTAGAAATATCTACTGGTGCGGGTACAGGAGCAGCAGTTTCAGTCGAATTTGCTTAAGGTGATTTAAATGGCGGCATTAGGTCAAGATACTCGATTAGTTATGACAATTTTATTTGTCGGAGCGTTAAGTGGCACAAATGTTTGGGCTTATGCTACGTTTGGGATGAATTTTCCTTATGGTGCATTGGCTCATTCCGTACTGTTTGGATTAGGCACAATCGGCACTATAATGGTAATGAAAGCAGTTTTCGATTTGGTTCTCAATGATAAAATTGAACTTTGGTTATTAGACCGTAAAATTGCAGCATACTGGGAAAGAAAGGCAAGAGATGAGCAACAAAGGGTAAAGATGCGAGATAGCGCAAAACAATATAATACTACCTTTTACCAACCTGCCCAACAACAAGAAGAGGATAATAGCGTTGGTAACGAATTTTTAGCCGCCCTTCAGTAAGGTGGTTTAAATGGTCGTTAGTGATTTGTTGGGATTTTCTGACTCCGATTATGCTTATAATCAACAAAGAGCGCATTCAGCAGACATTTTCTTTTTGAAAATGAGAATGTGGTTTTGGGGTTCATGTGCTGTTTTATCAGCCTTTTTAATTGGAAACATCATGGGTGTTTTCGATATTAACATAATGGGTTGGTTATTTGATAACCTTCTCAACGGGTGGGGGCATTAATGTCATTAATGACAGGATTTGCTATTCTTGTCGGTGAAGCAATTATAGGTTTTTGGAAGAAAGTTCATGCTATTAACTTTGGAGTATATGGTGCAACAATGGTCGGTAAAACAACATTAAGTCATCAATTAAGAACGAGGGGAGAAGTACCACAAATACAACAAAGAACAGTTGGTCGTCATAGAGCAACAAGAAAAAACGTAAAAATTGATGGAGATTCGCATACAGTTAAAAGTGCAGATATTGGTGGAGAAGCAATTTATTGGAAAGAATGGGAAAAGGACATGAAAGATAGAAGAGTCAAGTATGTTATTTTTATGATAGACCACCGACACTTAGATAATGAAGTTAATTTAGACCATCAATTAGCATGGAAATTTTTAGTAGATTCAATTATTTCAAACACATGGTCAAACGGAAAGAAAAAAAGAGACTCTGATTATCCAATGGCAATAGGAATATGGGCAAATAAATATGATATTTGGGGTAAAAAATATCCGCTAGAAGAAGGACAAACCATAGATAAACATGAAATTTTTGAACCATTCAAATACGGGATGAGAAAGTTAAATGATAAAGGAATACCGTGTTTCAAATATATTGTATCTGCAAAGTCTGACCCCGAAATGGTTTATAGAGGAATTACTACAATGATAAAGGACTACTGATTATTATGTATCAAAACAATATTATAGGACAAACTGCACCACAACAATTTAATCCTGCTCTTTCGCCACTTCAACAGGCAAGAGCAAGCGGTATTGTGCAAGAATATAAGTTTGTTTCTTTCAAACCTAAGTCTCAATTAAAAGAACTTAAAGCAGTTCTAAAATCAGAACCGAAGAAGTTTTTAGGTATTAAGTATGGAAAGAAATTTAATCTGAAGGACCGTTGTGTTGTTTGTGGTTTTCATCATATTTGGGAACAGGGCGATTATATGCGTCCACCTATCCCTTTAGATGGCGTTACCAAAGGAAGACCACTAATGGGAACATACTGCCCTAAACATGCTTCTATGTATATGCAACTTGAAATGTTACAACAACAAATACTTGCTGATAAGCATGGTCTTGAATTTAAATCATTTAAGCCTCGTATGCCTAAAATGCTTAAAAGTGGCCCAATCAGCACATTAAGCAAAGAAGACGTAATGGCTCTTACAACGGCAGGATGGTTTATAACCCCACCCGCATTAGGAGATACAAAGACGGCAACCGATGAAGTCATTCGGTTGATAACTGAAATAAACATTATGACAGAAAGACTCAATCATTTAATGCTTAAATACAATGTTCAAGCACAGAATGAACTACCAAAAGAAGAAGAAACTAAAGAGGAATAATTATGTTAGGACCAAGTAATAAGACTGTTTTAGGAGCAGTTCAGGCACAAAGTGATACACAATTTAAAACGGTGAATAATTTACTTTCATTACAAGAAAATCATGTTGAAGAGTTCTTTCAGTATCATGGAGAACAATTTTTAATTGCTCTTGAAAAGTTAATGGAAGATGTTGTTGAAAGAGTAGTCTCTCAAATGTTGGCTAAATTATCTTTTACTTCAACAGGTTCATCAATTGCGGTTAATAGTGATGCTCTTCGTGAATACGAAAGAATTACTCAAGAAAATATTGATTTAGATATCCAAAAATTATTGCAATCGGCTATCAATACTGAAGTTATTATGCAAAGAAAGATGGCAAAACAACAATACCTTGAATCTCAAGGATTTGGTGGGCAGCCAACAGCAGCATCGGCAATTGCAGGATTAACAGGCAACACTCAGCAATATGCTCAAATGCAAGGTGCTATGAATAATGGCTCAGGTTATCCTATTCCTCCATCGGGAACAGATGGATATGGTCGTCCTTACTGGATTGATGCTCAAGGTCAAATGAGTTATGAACCTCCTTCAAGCGGAATAGGATTAGGTTCAGCAATTCAGAAAGGTGCTGCTTGGGCAAAATGGCTTATGTGAGAGTGAAATAAATGGGTTCTTTTAGATGGGGCGCACAAAGCCTCAGTTTTGGTGATGGAGACACCTATAACTATATTAGAAACCAAATGAGAGAATTCATAAAAGACGGAGACAGGTCTTTTATTGTTAATATGCGAAAGGCACTTAGAAGTGTTAGAAGTGAAGAATCTGATTTAAACGAACTTAAAACCCAACTTAAAAAAATGATGGACGAAGTTTTAGATGAACCGCTTGAACCTCTTTTAAAGAAAGAAGCCGATGGTTGGAAAAGGTTTAGCCAACTTGATGGCGAACCTAATGAAAAAAATCTTTCATTTATTAAAGATAAGAAAGTTAAAGATATTACTGATGGAGAGGTCTTAGGCCGATTAAAAGGCGCAGGAATCACTAGTTATATTAAGCGAGGAGAATTAGATTTACCTGAATTTAACTTTGAAGAGTGGTGGAAATCACAAAGAATCTCTTTAACTGACGAAGAGAATCCACAACATGATTTAAGATTTAGAGAATCGGAAGCAGAGGATAAAGAAGGTATTTTTAGTTTTGCACATAAAAAAGAATTTAGTTCTATTGATGCTCATATACAGGCTAAATTTCCACCTGTTTCTGGAGATGATGTAATAGAAGCAAAATCAGAATATTTACTAGATAAAACTGGACAGAAGTTAAGGCCAAGTGTTCGTAAAGAAACTACCAAACTTTTTGAAGACGTTTTAGATTACTCTTTTAAATTACCACCTGAAATACCAAAAGAACTTAGAAGAGAAGGAAAAATTATTGTTCAAGAACAAGTTAAAGCGGAAAGAGGATATGAACCTAAAGATTATCCCTTTCAAGTTGTTGAGGATAAAAACACAACAGAGAAAAACCCTGTTGGTAATTTAGCATATTTGAGAGCGTTGAGTTCACCTGAAAGAACAAATGACATGAAATCAAGAAACATAATTCAAATAGGAAAAAGATTTTTTAAAGTAATGTCATCACAATCAGAAGGAAAACAAAAGGTAGTGAGTGTTAGATTTACCCTTAACTCTAAAGGTTCTCCTTATTCTTTCCTTAAAGATTATGAAGACTATTTCTTTAGAATATTGAAGCCTTACTTTAATAGTCCGACTGTGGCTTATACTGCTACTATCTTAGGAAATATTAAAACAAAAGCAAACCCTAGAAAATCATTCGAAGAAAGAGCAATAGACGATACCACTAGTGATAGAAAGACATCAAAAGATTATTTCGTAGATGGTAAAAAATTATCAGCAAAGGATATAAAAGAGATTGCTCAAAATGCATTTAAACATAAGACTGAAAAAACAGAAGACGGAGAACCCGTAAGAATTTCTGAAAAAGAATATTCTGCATTAAGCAATGAAGAAAAAGAAAATTATCTTCCCGATGTTAGAATCTATGAATATCCAGAAACAGGAGAGGTTGCGGGAGTAGCAAAGCCAAAGATTAAAGTTACAGAAATGACTGACTTTGGTGGAGTAAGTTACACTACACAAGATATTACTCCCGAAAATGTTGATGAAGCATTTAAAAAGGCTTATGTTGAAGTTACTGTTAATTTAACTCGTCATGCAACGTTTAACTTAAATCCATTCAGACAAAAGTTTGGAAATCGACCAATGACTAAATTTACAAATAAACTCAAAAAGAACGTAAGAGAACTTAAAAAGAGGTTGGGTGAGTAATAATGGGTCAAACTATTTCACCTAGCGATTTTACTGAAATTAATCCCGATTACAGTCAAGGTCGTGGATTCTATACCAATGCAACTGAAGTTGCTAATCTACTACAAGTCCCTGCTTTTTCGTCATCTACTTATCCAACTCTAGCACAAATCGGTGCTATCATTAAAAGAGTGGAAGGAATAGTGGATGATAAAGTAAAAAGGTCGTATCGTCCAATTATAACGAAAGATGAGTATCATAATTTTGAATTTACAAATTTACCACATAGAGCCTATTATGGTGGACACGTTGGATTTGTTCAGTTAGGTAAAATGAAAGTTAGAAAAATTGTTTCTCTTTTGCTTTGGCAAGGTAGTCAATATGAAGAGTATGCTTCGGCTCAAGCAAAAATAACCTTGCTTGATAATTTTAGAGACTTGAATTCTATTATTTTACAATTACCAAATAACGGTGTGTCTTTTGAATTACTCTCAGAGAATGATTTAACTGACTTAGCAAATAGTGAATTCTGTAACACTTTTGGCATTAAGACAACAAACGAAGAAATCGTCTCCTTAATAAATGAGTCCTTTCCTTCAATGTCTCAATTTACTGGTGCAACTGCTCCAAAAAGCCTCACTTCTTCTAATTTATCTATTTCAGACTTTTTCTACTGTGCAAAGGACAAGGATAATGGCAAGCGGATTCTCATTTCATCCCTCCTTTCAGGAGATGATGGGGCGGATTGCGTCATCAAGACCACAATAAAACAGTCATGCACAACTATAAATTCATCTACTGCTCTTACTGTTGCTGATTCATCTAAATTAGCAGTAGGCATGGTTGTTAGTGGAACAGGTATTACAGGGACAATTACCATCGCTTCAATTACTGATGCAACAAATGTTGTATTAAGCGCACCTGCTTCAGCAAGCGGAACAAATAGTTTAACTTTTACCACAACAGGTAGTATTCCAAGTGTTTGTGAAGTGGTCTCTTTTACAGATAAAGAAGACTTAAAAAGATTAGGAACATATTGGACTATTGGTGAAGAAGGCCGTATTTTCTTTTTGAAAGATTATCCATATCATAGAAACAATTCAGTTATTGTTTCTTATATTGCAGGTGATAATCGTGTTCCATCTGCTATTCACGAAGCAACAACAAAATTAGTTGCATCTGAGATTATACGACATGATGACCAAAGTATCTTAATTACAGAATCAGGCGGTAATATTTCTACTAAAGAAAAATATGATATACTTCGTAAAGAAGCAATGGATATTTTAAAAGGCAAAGGTGATTTAGTTTATTTCTTAGATTAATATGAAATTTGATATTGACACACGCAAATTTGAAGAACTACTTCAAATTCAAATAGAAAGACAAAAGGCCATGAAAGAACTATCAGAAGTTTTAGGTTATGATATTTCTTTTAGTGATGAAGAAGTTAAAAAATTTGCTATTGAAGAATTTAAAAAATACGTTGAAGGGGGGATTAGTGAATGGATGAAGTCTCTCTTCTCTTAGATTTATTATCAAATAATTGGTCTACTAATGCTACTGCTCTTGTTAGCGATGGAACAATTAGTGCTTCTCATGCCGTTACTCCTGATTTTATTGACATCAGAACAATGGCAGCAAATAAGGGTGTTCGTGTTGATTTGAGTAGAACCCCCGCAACAATTGTTGTATTTGAAGATTCGCAAAACATAGAATATCCAACAATTCATTATGATATAAGAAATGAGACATATTCATTTACTTTGCACATAAGAGTATTACATGACGAAAGAGGCGGGGCAGATGCCTCCTACGGAAAAGATAGGCTAAGGGCTATATACTTGATACTCCGTAGGACTCTTGAGAGCAAACGTAAAGGTTATACTGCAAGTAGCGGAGAAAAATTCAATCAGTTATTTGTTGGTTCAAGAAGCGAATCTAATGATAGAGCCAAGCGTTTATTCGGATATAAAGTAACATTAGAAGCAAAACGATTCGCACAAACAATTCCCTAACGTAAGTAAGTAAGGAAAAGGGGGAGATAGCATGGCAAACACAGATATATTTTTAGGAAGCGGAGCAAGTATAACATTTATACCAGAAAATGATATATTTATTGGGGTTGGATTAAAAGACGGTGGAGGCGCATTAGACGGTTCAGCAGAAACTGTTATTCAAGTAGATGCAACATTCGATGGTCAAATAGAATTAATTCCAAATCTTTACAAAGGCTGTCTTTTAGAAAGATATAATACTTCTGATGCACTTCAATCTACTCATAGAATTACTGGAAATGACGCTAATTCTTTTACTATTTCTCCTGCTGCGACATCGGCTGCAACAGATTATTTTGTTGTTAAAGCATATGGCGCACCTGTTCCTGCTCCACCTTCTGATGATGGTCAAACTGGGTTAAGACTTCTTTCTGACCAATGGTTAGGTATTCTTGAAAGTGCTACGTTTCCAACAACCGAAGTAGAGATGAAACAATTAAATCTTTCTCTCGGTGGTTCAAGAAATTACACTTATCAATACAAAGGAATTACTTCCTTTAGTGGCGGTAATCTTGCTTTTGTCTCTAATCATGGTGCATGGTTATATTATTTCTTAGGAAAATGCACTCAATTAATTTGTAGCACAGATGCATTAACTACTGCTTTATCTACTGATACGCATAGACAAACATTAGCCCATGCTTCAAGTGATAATGATGCATTTTTAATTCGCTCTATGGATGCAACAACAGGAGAAGTTACAGCAGGTGATGATAAAACTATTCTTGGTATTGTTGAAACAGGTCCAATATTTAGAAGAACAATTGGTCGTAAAATTTGCCCTCCTATTGCTCCTTTTGAGGCTTCTGATGCTGAATTAGATTTCTATCATAAATTAGACCGACCTTCGGGTTCAACAACATTATCAAAGGCCATTACATATACTTTTGCTGAACAAGAAGGAGATTTACTTCCCTCTTTTTCGCTTGAACAGAATCTTTCTAAATTAACTGGAACTAATCTATACAGAACAAATAATGCTGCTGAGGCAGAAGATTTGAACTTCACTAAGATTGCAAGAGGTTGTAGAGTCAATACTTTAACAATGACCGCAAACGAAAATGAAGAAGTTAAGATGACTCTTGACTTAAGTACAAAAAATGTTCATTCTTTTGCTCAAGGGGATAAGTATGATGCAAGAAGAGGGGTAACGGATGAAACGAATTTCATTAATTATGAATCAACAACAAATGCAGCAGAAACAAGAGAACCTTTCTTTTTCTCAGATGGAACATTTAAAGTATTAGGAAATACTTTCTTAAAAATTAATACTTTAACACTAACCATGAATAATAATCTTCAAGACAGAAGATTCTTAGGTGTTGGAGGAAAAGATATACAAGAAGCAATTCCTGCACAAAGAACGTATGAAATTTCATTTACAGGCCATGTAACCGATGATGCTCTTTATACTGCTCTTTTGAATGATTCAGAAGATACGACTCAAACTATTGAGTTAATCTTCACTAAGGCTAATGGAGAAACAATTACACTTAACTTTACTGATTATTTCATTAGTGCAAATAATTTCCCAATCCCAGACGATAAAGGCCCAATTGTTGTTGAAGCAACAGTTATGCCAAGAAATCTAAGTCTTTGCACAGTTAAGACTCATTGGGTTTTACAGGGGTGATTAAATGGTTTCAAGACACGATTTAATTGAAATGAGAAAAACTCTCCCAAAAAAGAAACCTGCTAAAAAGAAAGAGGTTAAAGAAGAATCTAAGAAACCCACAAGTAAGTTAGCAGAATAATATTCCACCAACACCGTTTGTTTGTTTGTTGGTATAGAAGGTGGATAAAATGTTAAATAAGAAAATTGTAACAGATAAAAGTGTGCTTTTTGCACTAGCCGAGCCTACGCTACATTATGTTAAAGTAGCACCCGAAAGCGATGAATACCTCAAGGTGTGGATTAAAGAACCCACATGGCTTGAAGTAGATAAAGCCATTAATAGCGTTATGAATATTAACACAAGAACGCAACAAATGGACTTAGACTTGAATGCTATGTTTAAATACATGGTTGAAAATTTCATTACAAAGACCGAACCAAGTCTTTCGGCAATTGATATTCTCAGGTTAAATACTTACGTTGGAAATCAACTCAAAGATATTTTACCAAACCCATTTGAATCTTTATCAGGAGATGAAGAAAAAAACGAAGATTGAGAGGAGCGATGAAAAGTGGTAAAATACAACCACAAGACGTTTCTCTCGTTGTCGTTTATACCATTTCTAAGGCTTTGGCGATTAGCCCCTTAGAAGTGTATAAGATGCCAAATAGTTTAGTTAATGATTTGTTAATGATGATAAATATACAAAATGAACTTGAAGCCGAAGAAATGGAGAAAGCAAGAAAAGGAAAGTGATTACTTTGGCTGATGACTTGTCTGATATTTTAAGGAAGACAAATCTTATTAAAGATGAGGTTGATTTATTAAAGAAAAATTACAAGGCAGTAACAACAGCAGTATTAGAATTAAAAAGAACAAATACTGAATTGTTGGAAGGTATAACAGAAAATGCAAAACAATCAACAAAAATATTAGAAGAAATGTCCGAAAGGACAATGAAAGCGGCACTGGCAAAAATAGAAACCGATAAAAAGCAAGCACAGATAGTTAAGGCGATTAATAAAACTCAAGTTCAAATGAGAAATGATTTTATTAAAGAAAATAAAAAATTAAAAAAATCTATCGAAGCAGTAACAACTGCTATGCAAAATCAAGCACAGGCTCAAAATTCTCAAGATGCTGAGGAGATGATTAGACAAGAAAAAGCCCGTGTTGAAGCATTTAAAAAACTTCAAGAAGAGTATGGTAAATTTACTAAAAAGGAAGATGAAGCATTTAAAAATTTAGATACGAGAAGTAGATTGCTAAGTAAAGCGATTAAAAAATATAAAGATGAGACGGGTGATAGTAAATTACCTTTCTTTGAAGGAATGTCATTATATTTAGATGAAGGCGGAACAAAGGCTGAATATCTCGCTCAGTTTTTAACTTCAACTAGAGAAGAATTAA